GGAGCCCGTACCGCCGGCGTCGATAACATTTTGTTTGTTACCGGCGGTCGAAAGGTTCGAGTAGCGAGGAGCGAGACCGGTGAAGCGCTCCGGGTTGACGGTTGTGTCGCCGTAGAAAAGCGTCTGAGCCATGCTCTGGTTCATAGCTTCGAGGAACGACTGAGCCTCCGACAAGCGAAAGTCGTTGGTGTTGCCGTTCAATTCCGCGAGGTCTTTATCGACTTCGGAACGGGCTTCCAACATGCCGCAAGTGTCATCGACCTGAGCGCGGGTCGATTTGCTCGCAGAAACGCCCGCGTACAATTGGCGCCATGTCGCCGTCGGGAGACCGGTGCGTACCGTCGTGCGGTGGCCCGTCGGCAGATTGCCTTCGATCCATTGCATGTCGAGCAGGATTTCGTTGGTCTGGTTCAGAAGCTCGACGACCGTCGCGGTTTGACCGTTCGGGTCGAGCGACTTGGCGAAGTCGAGCAAGGTCGCCGCGCCGGATTTGCTGGGAAGAGTAGCCATGAGATTTCTCCTTAGCTGTTAGAAGGTTTTGAACCGAAAAGGATGTCAGCCGGATCGCGAGAGGTGTTCTCTTGGTTCGACGTGATCACCTTGTCCTCTGAGATTGCTTTGCCAACCCGGAAAAACGTCCGAACAACTTCGGGGTGATTGCCGAGGCCGGTCTTATCCAACAACTCACGGAAGGTTGGCGACGCAAATGCGTCGAGGGCCTTCTTAGCCGTCGCCATGTTCTCGCTGAGAAACACGCCCCCGAACTCCTTGTCGTTCTCGGAAGCCTTCTTCCAATCGTTAGAGACTTGCTCCATGTGATCGGACTGTTGCTTCGAGATGTCGCCAATGAGATCGCCGCCGAGGGTAGCGAGCTTTTGGGCTTGGGCTTGGGTGAGGTTCAACTCCTTCGCGATGCCCTCGAAGCGTTCGAGCTTTTCACCTTTGAGTTCGATGCCTTCCGGCATGGTGAAAGCCTCGTACTTTTCGGGAGCGCCTTCGGTCTTGTTGGCGTCACCCTCCGCGTCCGTGTTGGCTTTGTCGCCCTGTGCGCCTTCCTGGGAAGTCGTGTCGGTTGATGTGCCGCCCTCGGTCGTGGTCGTGGTTTGCTGAGACACGCCTTCGGGCTCTAACGTTTGCGAGGTAGTCGCGTCCGTCGAGGTCGTGGCGGTTTGCTGAGAGGCGTCGGTTGAGCTTGTGCCTTCCGTATTCAGCGAGGTAGCTTCTGGCATGTGTTCTCCATAACCATTTGGTGATACCGTTCGGGGCATTGCTCAAGGATCGTCGTGATAATCATGAGACCCATATTGCGTTGTCCTTCGCGGAAGAATGTCTCGGAGTTTCCCGTAAAGGATGTCCGAAACACTCCGGCCCGATCGAGCAAGCCCCACACAACGCGTCGGCCCCTCTTGTCGGACATGAGCCATTTGAAGTCTTCGGCCTCTTGGCGTGATGCGAGACGCTCTTGCTCACGTTTGGCGTCGCGTTCTCGTTCTTTCGCCTGAATATCCGTCGGTTCTTTGCTCATGGTTGGAAAACATACGCGAGGAAAACAACCTCACGCGCACCCTTGTTGACCGCAAGTCACTCCGCCCAAACGCCGCACACAGCGGCGCCGACCGAACTGTCGCAAGCAATCACGCCGCCGGACCCCGCAATAACCGTAAGCCCGCGGACACACGCATAAAACAAAGACGGATTGCCAGCGCCGTCCTGCGCTGGAATGACAGTTCCGTCGTCAAGTGTTTGCTCCGCGATAGCCGATCGGCCTTGCACGGGGCCGATGGCATTGACGAAAGACGCGCAGAAAGAGGCGAGGTCCGCTTCGGACGGGGAGACAAAGTAGGTGTCGATCATCGGGCATAAATCCTCTTGATGTGGCTGCGGTTGAGGGTTGTCGGCACAGTGTAGGATCCTGAACTTACGCTGACGTCCTGCGTTGATCCGTCGTCAAACACATAACGCAAGGAAGATACGCCACTGGGAATCGTGAAGGAAAGTTGGTCAGCGGCACGCGTTGCAATTGAGGAACCCGATTGCACATAGGATGTGGCTTTGGTCCCCAGTTCATATTGAGCACCCCACAGATACCCATATTCGCCGGCGGTTATCGCGTCATTAGGGAACGTTAAGGCTGATGTGGACGCGAAGCCGGGGCGGCAAGAATAGTACGAGCTTACTGTTGTTGTCGCGACGACACTGGCTGTCGCTCTCATCCAGCCATTTGATATTTGCGTGATGGAATGCCCAGCTAGGGCTGAGTAGCTACTCGCCGCTCCGGCAAAGGAACAGGTTTGAAGATCAAATAAAGCGCCGGCCTGTACCCCTCCAACATTAAGGAAGATATAGCCATAACGGAGAGTGCCTAACTTGAAATAGCATGACTGCGTATATGTCTGCCCGGCCGTTGCAGAAATAGAGTTATAAACATTCATGCGGCATTGATTGTTCCCGCCGGATGTCAGTTTTCGAACGCCACTCGTTCCGTCAGGTGCGGTTATTGTTGAATCTGTTGAAAGAACATGGCTGTTCTCCGCGTACCACGCCGACAACAAGGAAGTTTGTTGCAAAAGATTCGTTGCTTGGGGTTCTATTAATATTCCTGCTGGGACCCAAAGCCCAGTTGTCGTGTTATAGGAATAATCAAAGCGCGGAGCCCCAGAAGCGACGCTCTCAAGAACACCTGAGGCGTTGAAGCGCGACCCGGCCGAAACGCGCGCAAACGACGCCTGCGCCGGGAGAACGCCGTTCAAAAACGAAAGATCAAGACGACTCCGTTTTCGAACAGAGCACAGAGAAAGAGAGTTTCCAGATGAGAGCATCATATCAGTACAACGCCACAATATCGCTCGCGGTCGTGTTCGTCGCCATCACACGCGAAGCTCTGATTGGAAGAATAACGCCCGTTCCGACATTAGAAAAAAGCACTGTCGTCCCGCTAACGTCTTTCAACGAAACGTTCCCGCCGGTTCCGACGTAGAGAGACCGGCACGGGGTTGGCGACAAGTCGCTCGTGTCACTCGGTGTTACAGCCGCCGCCCTCACCGCCGGGGAGGCGTCATTTGTCACAACGGGAACATTAGTCAATTCATCCTCCAATGTTTTCAGGGTTAGCGCCGTAGCCCATGAGATTCCCCATGACATCCGTGAGCGCGTTCTTGTTGTTAGTGGGGGTTGAGCCGAGGTTCTTCGCCGACTTCGACGCGCTCTCAATCGCTGCCATTTGCTGGGCCTGTTGCTGTTGCTGCGCGCGTTGTTTGCGGACGAGGGCCACCTTGTCGTCGGGGACGATAAGCTCAGGATCAACGCCGAGCATGTCGCCGTAGATGTCGGCCCACTTGTCCGCGTCGAACTTGTCTAGGACCTCGGGCTTGTATTGAGCGATCGCCCCGAGGTTGGCGACGTAGCGATCGACGCCGTTCGTCGCGATCGCGCGTTGCGCCTGAGCCAAAACGGAAACAAACTCGACCGAGAGGTCTTGTCCCTGCAACGCTTCGGGCGGGGGCGGAACAGCCCCGGCTTCGACAAGGCGCGAGAACGACATGTCAATGAGAGGCTGCAAGAGTTCGTTGTGAAGGCGCTCCAGCACCGGCCCGAGCATCAAGAGCTTCTCTTCTTGGCGTTCGGCGACTTCCGTCGCAGTCATGTTCGTCGGCGTTTGTCCGGCGAGCATCAAGAACAAATCGGTATAAAACGACGAGTTGATGCGCTGACGAACGTCTTGGATGTCGCCAAGGAGATGTTGAAGGTTGAGCTGCACGTCGAAGAGTGAGCGCACGCCGCCGGATTGCGAAGCCGTATCAACGAACGACACGCCGCCAGGCAAGCGGTCGATGTCGCGGTTCTTTAGGCTTGTCGGGACCTGCAAAGGCGGATTTGTTTGATAATCGATGCCCTCGGCCTTGCGAAGCTGTCCATGCTGCAATTGCTTAATATCGCCCAGGGCTTCCATCCCCGGCGAGTTGCCGTAGATGTCGCCCCCCGACACGTCCCAACGCGGGCACACGGCGCGGAACGACTTGAAGCCACTTTCACGAAGATAGCTTTCGTTGTTGTAACCCTGCTCGAAATAAACAGATTTCCAAGCCATATTGAGCGGATCGCGCTTTATCGGATCGCGGTCGTAGCGCGGCTCAATCGCGTGAACAAGCGTCACCCATTGTTCGAGAGCGCCACGATCGTAGAGCGATTGAACCGTCGGAGAACACTTGTCTAAACCAAACTCTTTAACGATCGGCCCGACTTGTTTTTGAAACTCGCGGTAAAGCGTAGTCACGTCGCCATTGAAGTCGGTTGCGATGCAATACTCACCGGCTGTCAGAGGCGTCATACGGATGCCAAAGCGGAAATCGTCGACGTGCAAGGACGCCGCCGTCCCGAACGCCCCGAGTTCCTCGTACATGGAATGAAGGGCGCGGTAAGTGTTCGACTTCGAGAACATCGTGAGCATGTTGCGCGTCACGTCGTTAAGCCATAACTTGACTGGCGCGTACTTCATGAGATCGGGGTCGGGCGTGGCAAGACGGAACCAAGGCCGAGCCGGTGAGGTCGCGCCCCCCATGAGACCTGCCCCGAGAACGCGGTTGGCGCGCGTCGCGGTGCTATCATAAATGTTGTTGCTGCGCTTGCCGCCGAGATTGCGATCGGTCACGAAGAAGCGACCCGAACGAGGCTTGATGTAATCGCTGATCTCTTTCCAATGCGTAAGCCACGACGCGCGCTCAGTCTGCAATTGAGACCAACGAAGGTTGTACTTGTAGCGTTGAGGCGTCGAGGTGTCGATCACGGATTAGCCCCCAAGAAGGGTTGTCTTCCCCAAGCTCAGCGAACCCGGATTGACGCCGCCCGTACCCGTGAGGAGCGTGCCGGCCTGCCCTCCCTTCGCTGCTTGCGCGTTCTGGCTAGCGATCGCCGCCGTGTCCGGCGACTTAGCGTTCGCGCGGTTGATCTGATCGGTTTCGAGTTGGGCCTGCTTATCGGCAGCGTCGGCGGCCTGCTTCGCGGCTTTCTGTTGCGCGTCGGTCTGGGCCGTCGCTGTTAGCGTCGACGCAGCGGTGCCGGCGGCCGATAACCCCACACCGACGGCGGCGATGATCGTCTCAATGCCCATCTTGATCCTCCACAAAATAAGATTTGTTCACGAGGCGAAGCCCCATGCGCTTAGCGGCGGCGTCATTCGTGCCCGACGGAAGAACGACAACAAGCCCTTCGCAACCCGTTGCGCGCCGGTATTCTTTAGCGGCGTTAAGCAAAGCTCTCCCGGCGCCGGTGTGCCTGTAGTCCTTTTGCACGAAGAAACTCTCCGTCACCGCGAGGCAAAAACCGTAGTGTGCCGAGATCGGGCGCAGGATACTGATAAACCCGATTAACCTGTCGTCGTAAAACGCGCCGATAACATGGATCGCGTCGAGGCTCTCCAAATGCCGGTATGTCTCGAACTTCGTGCACGGATGCGGTAGCTCAGGAAGTCCATAACTAGCGTACTCGTCAAGCAAAGCGGTGACGTTCGGGGCGTTCTCAACGTCCCCGACGCCAATGACCTTGATGACGAGCCGCTCGTCGGACACGCTACCCCCTTTGCAAACAGGCGTAGGGATCGTAGGGCTTCCTCGCGGCGTCACGCGCACCGTAGGGGTTGCGGTCTTTTTTCTCGACCGGCATCGCGAAAGTTAGGGCTAAAGCATCGCCAAGATCAGGCGACGGAAGGCCCCGGGCCTTGATCTCATCCTTCGGTTCGAGAACAATCCTGTTCGCCGCGTCGTACCAGAATCTCGGCGCGCCAAGGTCTTGCCTAAGCGCCGCCGCGTTCGGGA